CTTGCGAACTTCAACGATAGCTGCAATCAGCTTCTCGGTCAGTTCAGGTCTGCGATACTTCTTAACATTCTTGATTCCCATGTCCTGTGCAGCCTTGCGCATCTCTACGACCTTCAGGCCATTGACGTATGCTGTAACTTCGTTATGCATGTTCTCGATTCTCTCATTAAGGTTCATCATTGTTTTTTACCTCCATCTTGGAAACTAGGTTTGATTTGTCTTTTTCCCTTCCCTCTTGGGATGATTATAGTATACATGAATACCGAACAAATGTCAACATATTCCAGAAAATTTATTTAAAAAGTTTTGTGGCCGTTTCCTCTTGTGTAGTTTCCTTTCACGTCCTACAACTCAATGGACGTTTAACAGCCATGTAGTTATCGCGAATCCCTTTAGGCTGCACCACATACTTTTAAACCAATAGACCGGAGCCATTTCTGACTCCGGCCACCGCCTGTTTTATGCTGCCTGCTGAAGTTTCCTCAGCGCCTGATGATATTTTGTATTTCCAACAGGCTGCAGGGTGTTGAGTGTATCTTTGTCCAGTGCACCGAACATTCCAATCTTCAGGGTTGTCACTGTATCCATTCCTGCTTTTTCCAGTTTAGTTACTCGAGTGATGCACCTGTAAGAGAATGTTGTACGGATACCATTCTTTTCACTCTGTTCTCTAAGCTGTCTTACGAAGGAAACCAAATCGGCATTACCTTTTGCAATCAGCATCTCGATTCTGATGGAGTAGTTAAACTCGATAGGAGCAAATCTATCAAGTGTAGCTTGGTCCAAAACCATCCTGCCAGTGTAGGCTTCGTCAGCACCACTTCCTACAGTATTGCCTGCAGCTACGAAGTGTACATTCTCAAGTTCTACACGACCTGTAGGAAACTCGAAATATCCATTTGCGATAGCTGCATTGAGAAGTACAAGCACATCAGGGATACTCGCATCCATCTCATCTAAGAAGAATACGCAAGGCTTATCAGAAGTGCAAGCCTTGAAAAATTCTGTCTCGTGATACTTGCCACCAGCATCGATAAATCCTGTGAGCTTGTATTCCTGCTGTACGGAATTGCTGAAATAGAAGTCCCAACCGATGTCTTTGCAAATCTGCTCAACTGTGTGGTTCTTACCAGAACCTGCAGGACCGTACAGATAAACGGGAATGTTACATTCCAGACACATCTTAATTGTGTCATACTGTTCGTGGTGGACTTCACCCTCAGGCATCTCAACCGTTACAGGCTTTGCAATGTCCCTTGCATCCATCTCCTGTTTGATGCTCTCGGAAATTTTGGAAACCGTATTTCCGGACTTTCCAGCACCGCCAGGATTGTGGGCTTTTTTCAGTCCCTTTGTGTCGTAGATTCGTTCGACACTGATAAAGTTGTAATCGGTGTCGTATGTAACTTCACATCCATCAACCACTGTTGTCCTGTAGCTAGGATTGGTTTTGCTAGGATAGGACTTTCTGCAATAGGTGTACTGTTTGTGGTTGCTCTCGTACTCAACAACCGTTACTGTGTATCCTGCTTTGTGGTCTGCAGGTCTGATGTTGATAACCTTGAATCCAACTTCTGTCTGGTTGTGAGTTGCAATCCATTTCTTTGCCATTTTAAATTCCTCCGTACTCTGTACAACTTTGGTTTACTGTTTTTGGTGTTCTCTCTTGAACTTGATTATATCATACACCATCTGGGGCATAATGGCAACACCTATTTGCAAAAAAGTTTAAAAAGTTTTATGGCTGCAAGTTTGTTTGCCTGCAGCCATTTCTAACTTTTATACCGTACCAGCAATATCGTCTACTGTGTTAACCTTGTTGATGTCTATATCCCAGATTGCAGGGATTACAATACTGTCTGGAAATATCTTTGACATTTCAGCTTTCTGGATTGGAGCACCATATCCATCTACGTATGCCTTTGTAGTGTTCGGCGTAACTTCGATATACCGAAACATTAACCGTCTCAGCATCGAAGGATGTACCATCGGAAAAGCAACCTTTGAAATGTTCAACCGTTCGTTTGCATTTTTGATTCGGATACTTGTAGCAATGTTCCTTCCGCCTGCAGAACTTCCAAGTGCAACATCTATATTTACACTATATCCCTGTGCTTCCAATTTTCTGACGACCTGTAACACCTTGATACTCTCGTTGATAATTGTGTCACTTTTAATACCGCCATGATAATTGAACAGCTTCGTGATATTGACAACTTTCTGTTTGACTGGAACCATCTTATACGAAACCATAGATGTGGGGACACCAGCAAGATATAACGGAACAATAGGATGGAAACCAGCAACACTATTTGCAGCCCTACGTTTAGAAACCATTTCGGTTTTCCTATCAATGACTTTGAGTTTGTTAACAAGTTTCTGTGCCATATCGGACCAACCATGTTTCATTAACAATACCGCTTCGTCAAAACTCTTTGTCTGAGTCCATTTGGTTTTATGTGCACTTCTTTCTACAGATGAATGTTCAGCCCATCTGAATGCATCATTAAAGGGTGTATCACAAAGGTAATTGTAAAACTCGTTCAAACTACCGAAACAATCGATATAACTTTTCTTGTCGTTTACTACAACGATTTTGCTCTGCATACTAAAACCTCCAAACTTGGAAACTGATATATTTGTTATGATTATATGATACACTATATGATACTATATGTCAACATATAATTTGAAATATTTGAAAACATTTGAAAAGATATACTACGTATATGGAAAAGTTGTCTAGTTGGGAATAGCAAATAAAAAATTGTACCTTACATGTTTTACCGCTATGTCCCAACCGGATAACTATATTATACACTACGATTGTAATACTGGCAACATCTATTTGTGTTTTCTTCTGCCTTGACCACTATCGCCTGTCCAACTGCCTTTTTTGATTACAACGTGTTCTTTCTTCCATTTGTGTAATGCTTCGGATTCTGCCTTTTGTTGCTTCTTACATTCCAGATATTTTTGACAGTTAGAATGGCAACTAGAATGTCGCTCAGTACAACCTTTGCAAGGAAATGTGACCATTGTTATTTTTCCTCTTTCAATTTGTTCCTATCGCCAACTATATAGAACATAGCAATACCAGCACTGTCTGCTGCATCATCATTGTACTGATATTTTTGACCGTTACGGATGAATGTTCCTTTTGTTTTTCTGGAAGATACAGGGACCAATATTTTGTCTTCGAAACCTAAACCGATACACCATTTAACAGTTGGCCATTTTTCCTGCGGAACACCATATTTGTTTGGACTGCCTTTGCTCGTACCAATAACTTGAGACTTCCAACATCTTGTATCTACAGAAAAAACTGGAACGTCGTATATGGCGCAAACGTCTACAACTGTAGCCGTAAGTGCGCCGATAGCTTTTATTGCATCTAAGTTTATAAAGGAATTTGGACCACCATGTATTCGTGCACGTTCTACTATACAAATCACCGACGATGCCCGCTTCGTAGATACTTCTAACAACTTTTTGATATGTGACCTGACCACATACCTTTTCTTGCTATTAGCTTTGTACTTTTCCAACCGGATACTTTTGATGTCTCTCAGGACACCATCGGTGACTACACTTATACCTGTATTCTTATACGATTGGTCCACCCCGATTACAACTTGTTTGTATACTGGATTTCCCATACCTTTAAAACCTTACTTGAAATGGTTTACCATTTCTTCATATATGTCATCAAATACCACAGGAATACGATTGTGGAGTTCTTCCAGCAATGGCTGAGCAACCTCATGCATCTGAGGATGTGCCGGACCAGTTCTATCCGCTGCACGTAACCAGAAGAAATGGCGCCATTCACGATAGTTGCCAGTTAATACAATGTCTGCCTTTGTACTGTTAGGTAATACTGTTCTGGCTTCCTGTGGGCTAACACCACTATCAACATACGCCATATACATCTTTTCTGCAGTCATACAGGAATATTCCCAGTTATCATATTCGATGCTCCTACTATCCCAGAATGGTGGTCTGACAACTGTAATTTCGTTACCAAATTTATTATTGCTGTAATTGCAGTATCTGGTACTTTCCTGAGCAAACGACATTAACCTGTGCCGGACCAGTTCATGTGTTACACCTCTATCTACATGAAATAATACCGAAAGACTTGAGTGCTCTAACATTGCCTCATGTCCTCTTTTAATTAGGCCAGCAACAAAGACTCTGGCGCTTGAACCATCTTCTTTTATTTTGTCTTCAGATTTATAACAAATGCGACCAATTCTTTCAATGTGCTGAAGTTCATTAATGCCTCCATCAGAAATATCTGATAAAATCTCATAACCCGCTTCAATAATTTTCATAGTTTTTCCTTCTTTCCCAACCAGCAAGCATCTCGCATTGGACACTGTGAGCACCTCTTGCAATCTATTGATTTTGCATCTGACGGACGTGGCACCATATTGCCCGTTTTCTTTACTTCAATATATGCTTGCTTAATCCCTCTACACCTATTCACAAAAGGTTTTATTTTCTCTATATCAAAATCATATACTTCAACTTTAAACTGCTGAGTGTTCTTGTCTTCATCCAGAACAAATCCTTTTGTATAATCGATACCGTTCCATGTACCTTCTGCTTTTTCTCTTTTGATACATAAATATGAATACCAGTACAATTGCTTCCATGCACTAGGATGTTTTCCCATCTTCTGGAACTGGAACGTATTAACGCTCTTTATTTCACCAACCATACGCCCACCAAAAAACTCTGGGATGCTACAAACAATGTCTGGTGTATAGCTGATTCTATACTTCGGATAAAAACGCGTAACATCCAGATCATCGATGTTACTATATCCGGCACGAAGGAATAACCGTTGCCATTTTTCATGTACAGCATTTCCTTCTTCAAATATCCTCTTGAGGTCCGGTTGTACTTGTTCACCCTGTAACTGCTTGTATATTAAACTTAATACCTGCTGTCTAAGACAAAATTGTTTGTCACCAGTTAGCATGGCACTGGCATGTAAACCAGAACGTTCCTGAGTCTCCTGACCTCTTGTAGATACTTGTTTGATAAATTCTGCTTCAATGCCTGGATTCTTTTCCAGATAGAACATCCGATTAAATATGGCTGCAAGTTGTGAACCATCTGTACTTTGGATTATTGTTTTATTTCCTTTTGCTTCATCTTTTATACTTGATACCAAACTCATATTTTATTTATCCTCTTTAATTAATCCAATATGACCAAGTTCGGGATTATTTTCCAGAATCTGATATGCCATCTGAAGATACCTGTCTGCCTTGTCCATATCCTGTTCCATATTATCTTTATACGGTGCTCTGCTCCTATATTTCCAAGCATTCATAATACAAAATTCATATGTTCTAGCCGGACCAAAAACCATAATCATTTCATCGATTACTTCAAACGTGCCATGCTTATAATGCTGAGGATTGTCCACTACATTTTCTACATCTGTACTATGTAAAATGTTTACGTTCATTTTTTCTCCTTTTGTTTTTCTTATATGCATCGTTCAACCTTTTGTTTAGCATCTTTGTTTCCATCGGATTTTTGCAATGCTTAATCTGTTTCTTGAGTGTAGCTATATCATCGGGCGGATCAACAGCCACTTCTTTAATATCCTTAAAAGCATCCTCAATAATTTTCATTGACTCGGATAACGAATTACAAACACTCTCAAGAGATTCTGATATTTGGGAAATACTTGCACCAGAAACTGCTGCCAAACGTTGAAGTGCTTCTATTTGCTCTTTATCGAAACCAAATGAAATATTGCCCATATACTTTAGTCCTCCAACCACTTTGAACGCTTGCCAAACTGAGCTGCACGCTGTGCCATTAACTCCTGCCGAATAGGTTTTACATCATCAAACGAAACAAAACCTCTATCGAAGAAACAAGGGATTTCACACTCACCCATTGGGTTTGATACCTTTGACTTCATTACTTTACACTTCATTATAAAGCCAACTTTTTCATTTGCAGCACTATTTTTAGGATTCTTATTTGGTATCTCAATCCATGCCCGCCTTGCAACAGCTATCCGGATACTGGCTGCATGTTTTAATTTGTGGCCACCAGGTGTATCGAACTTTTCGCCGAACATCATTGCCTGCATTTTATCTCTAATCTGATTGATGAAAATAACTGTTGTTCCAGTTACTTCTATAATCTCTTCGACTGTAGGTAGATACTTGTTCATTAATCTTGCTGTGCCGCCAATCCTCTGTTCTTCGATACTGTCTCTATCTGCAGACTTTAAAACCTTCTCAGCATCTTCTTTTGGAACCATACTAGGAACAGAATCTATACCAATCAGCGGCATCCCTGCTTTTGCAAATTGTACCGTTTTGTTAAAAGCATCCTCACCATAACGTGCCCTGTATACCAGTAGCTGTTTTGGTCTATTACCAAACACTTTGGCTCTGCCTGCATCGAAAGTTCCTTCAATAGGAATATCAAGTGCCATATTATGTAACGAGCACAAATGGTATAACAAAGTCGTCTTTCCAGAACCTTCTGCACCGAAGATTTCAATTACACGACCTTCTGGAATACCACCACCAATAATTTCATCCAAGTCCTCAATACCTGTACTCCATCTGTTTATCTTTAAATTGGCGTGCTTGCTTCCTAATGTGTAGATTGAACCTTCACCATCTTTCTTATTGATGTTGTTGCATAACTGGATTATTTTCTGTTTATCTGTCTTTGGCATGTTTCCTCCATAATAGACAAGGCCAGCAACCTGTGCTGGCCTGTCATCTAACAGAACTGTTTTATTGTATCAATCTGATTTTACAGACGATTGATTGCATCGAGAATGTCTGCAACCCTCTTATCAATTTCGCCTTTGGCTACCATCAGAACCAGAGTATAAATCTGTGGTGATACTCTATCATCATAACGTGCCCTTTTGGCCCAGTCCGTAATCTCACCTTTCGGCATATTCTTTACCATCTCACAGATTGTATTATACGTATCCTTAATTGCTGCATCTAATTTTTTGTCGGCCTCAACAACTTTACTTGTAAACTCAGCGTATTTAACATTTTCCATTTTTAATTCCTCTATTGTGAAATTGGATTAATTAGTAACCTTCATTAATACCTTCGTACATTTCTTTCTCTGTCAGGTCATCTTCATCCATACCTGCACCGAAGATACCAAATGTACCATCTTCGTATTTGCAACCAGCAACTGCGGATTCTTCATCAGCGTAGATTGTAATAGCTGCACCGTGGAAAGGGGATGCAAAAGTTTCAACAGCTTCATCCGGCTCCATGCCATACTCAAAAACGTTTACGAATTCCTGAACTGTGTACTCTTTAATGTTTGCCATTTTTCTTTCCTCCATCTTGGAAACTGGGTTATGGGCTTCTTGCCCTTGCTTTATCTTATGATTATATATTACACCATACCATCCGGAAAGTCAACAAGTATTTTAAAAATATTTGCTGAAACTTTCCGGACTTTTCTGTATGGCGTTTTGGCTACGTCTTGACGTTATGCCTCTACATAGCAATGTTGTTCGTCGCTATGTCTAGTAAAGAAATAGAAAAATGGAGTATCAATAATTGCGACTACAACCTTAAAAATCCACTGACCTAAAATCATACCAAAAAGTACAGACCGCATCTCAGGCTTGAACAGCCATCCAAATCCAAAACCGAACGAAATGGTAGCATATACGATACTATCTATAAGTTGGCTTGTGATTGTCGCTACATTATTCCAAATCCACTTGCCACCTTTTGTGTTGCCATGTTTTGCAATATAACGCTCTCTGATTGCATGGAAAATTTTAACATCCATACTCTGACTAATGAGGTATGCTGTTAAACTGGCTACTACAAAGACCCACTGCTGTCCAAGTAGTTTAACATAAGCGTCCTGTGCTGCAGTATCTACTGGTGTTGCATATCTTGCTATGATAACCATAACAGTTGAAATTATCTGGCAGATAAATCCATATTTGACTGCAAGGCTTGCTTCTGCTTTGCCCCAGATTTCACCGATAATATCTGTACACAAAAATGTGAACGGATAACTAATAACACCAATGGTCAGTGTAATTGTTCCACCCATAAAAGGAATACCAGTATTCCAAACTTTACTGGCGATACAATTTGCTGTTACGAGTAAAACTCCAAACAACATATACAGCAGGTACAGATTCTTCTCAGTTTTCTTCATAGCTTTTAGTCCTCCATTTTACTCGATTTGTAAACTGTTGCCGGCATATGCTTTGCGTCATCACAATGGACTACTACGAGCATTTCATTTGGTGCAATATAATCTTCCATCTGCTCATAAATGTGTGCCGCTGCACTTTCCAGTGTGTATTCTTTTCCTTCCATCTTAGAAACCATTTCACCGACTTCCAGATAATCAGGAATATATTCGTTTGGTACTACCTCAATATATACCTGATATGTACACACTGCCAAACCAATAGGACAAAAGCATTTTACTTTTACGTCTTCGATTCTAAGTTTACTGATACCATCTGTGTTTTTAAATTTTGCCATGTCTTCCGACACTCCTTTCAAATTGTTAGCTTACTACATTTCCATGTAGTGCCTTCGTTACCAAGTGGTGCTCAGACCGTTTTCTTTTGCTCCTGCAAACTTGTTAAAGTTTTCCATATACTTAACAAACCCGTCATAGTGCTTACCATTTAAAAAATTGATTGTGCCTTCCGGACGGCTATCATCTCCAACTGTAAGCATTTTACCTGACTGAGCTTGAAGATATGCAAATGCACTATCGCATCCGCGAACAAACTTAAATTGATTTTTAATTGCGTTGACTACACACGGACCTTCATCACATCCAAGCAAATGGACTTCCAAATCGTCCCTGTGATACTCTAACATTAACTTTTCCAATTCCCCACACGCCTGATATCTGACGAATCTATTTTTAGTGCTAATATTGAGGAACTTTGAAATACCGATAGAATTAATTCTTGTATCCTTTACAAATATCCTAGCGCAAGCAACCCACTCATTTAAAGTCCGTCCCTGAGGAACTGCCATCAATCTAAATTCACCAAGTAGATTTCTATTATCCAGTTTGTTAATAAAGTTTCTTGTCTTCTGGATTGTACTTCCAGGCTCATAAAGTGTATCAGGCAATACAATTTCACTAGGATGAATTTCGGCATATGCTTCAATAAGTTTTTCGGGTTGAAGCTGAGCACCTTCTGCAGCACCATTATCCATCAAAACAAATCTACCAAGTTTGGCCATATTTGCAAAATGCTTTCTATATGTATCGTTATTGACCAAATGTGCCAAACACATATGATACTGTAAATCTTCTGTATCTTTTAAATGGGATACGGGCACAATATGTGCCACTCTGAATTCCTTCATTGTTTGTTCCCTCCATTTTTTACAATCCTATCCATAATACGCTCCCGTACTTCGGATTGCTTGAAATCTACTTCTAATTTATGCCTGTTCCGATTCCTTTGGTTATCAAAAACCATATCAGGATACCTGTGTTGCAACTTTGCTATATTGTACTCAGCCACATCAGTTATATCCAAGCCACAAGCC